CTATACACTTTGGATATTGCCAGCGAAGATGAGTTGGCATCAATTGCACGTTATTCGAAGAAAGTAGAATACGTGACAAAGCCAGTTAAAGTGCCAGATAACAAATTACCTGAAGTCTCCGACTTCCTCAATGGTAAGGTCAATTTGAAAGATGTTACTTTTGGCGGAATAACGAGTTCTAAGAGCACTCGGAGTATTCCTAGACTTGCTAGACCATTTGGAGATTGGATGAGAAATGGACCGGAAAGACAATTTACCAATTTCTTGTAGAAAGGCCATATGGTCCGCACACACACTAAGAAGAAAGTTATGAATGATCCTTCATTCAAGAAAAGAAAACCGTTAGGATATCTACCTGTCCAACGTAAGATACAACTAGCTGTATCAGGTTCACCCTCAACCACATCTGGACAATTCGATACTGGCCGAATTTTGTCACAGTTGAATCACCGTCTCTATCGATACGGAAAGCGATATACACAGAAAGTGGATATTGATCCAGCGGCACTTAACGTTAACAATTCCATTGATGTCTGGGCATTGATGGATACTTGGTTTGTCCAGAAAGCGTTCGAAGAAGGTAAGGTAGTCTTTGACCGTGCTTATACGGATGAACGTGAAAACTTGTCCAAGGCTGCACGTGCACGATGGTTCGATTTCAGATGTCAATCTGGGTTAACGTCTACTGACCTCTACCCAGTTGTAGATGCAAATCCATCGACAGGATCAACAGCTCTAATTGTCGACGGCGAATTTAACAATTCCATTGTTGAAGATGCGGCCGGCGTGACCAGGGCTTTCTCCTGGGCTGGTGCAACAACAGGAAGTACATACTCGTTAATTGCAGAGTATGATCTTGCTGGCAACACAAACACATCGCCACCAGTTACTACTGGAGCGGGTCCTTACGACGATCTCGAAGCAGACGCTTCAGCGGTCGAGATGGAAGCTCTACAAGCACGTGGCAATGCGCCACCTTACGCAGCAAGTGCATTCCCAAGCATCTGGGTAAAAATAGCAACTCTTTCAGTTGGTGCTGAAGGAAACCAAAAACTCTCAACGGGGTATTTCGATGCACCTTGTGGTTTGGTTTACGTCAGTGTTAATGGCGGGCAAACACTTGATTCTCTTGGAAACAGTTTGTCAGTCACCGTTCAAAGCGGGGATTACAAGGGCGTGAAAGCGCACAACATGGAGCGGATGTGAAGTGGAACCTCTTCAGACACCAGCTCCAGCAAAAGCAATTCAACTTGCCTCTATCATTGCACATGTTAGAGCTAATAACGTGACATACCTGTTAGGTATTGGCATAGCCCACATGCTCGGGATAACTGAACAGGTGTGGACATATGGCAGCGGAATGTGCTAACACGATCCGCACGTGCGAACACTGTGGTTACACGTTACAATCTCGAGATTGTAAAATCATCATCGTTGGTGAATTACCTGGTAATCCTTCAGAAGGAGACCAAGTTGTTCACTGCATTTGCTATCAATGCGGCCAGGAGTGGGTGGAATGACACCTCACTTTCATCTGCGAAGCCCCACCGCTCGCCCCGAGGTAAACGTAGTATCGGCTACGTTTGCTCGAGGAAGATGTCTCGGGCGATCTGCGCAGCAGGTTAGCCGAGAAGGGTGGTCAAAGAAAGTATTACTTGTTATACTACACTACCTGCTAAAAAATAACATCACATTTATGTGGGGTATGGAGCAGGGAAAAACACCTCCCGAGGGGGTCAATGGAAACCGGGTAACGGGGATTGGCCTCCTCACCCGAGGGAGGTGGGGGGATTGTTGAGATGAAGACAGATGTTTCGCCAGATGGATGCACGTCTGTACGTAAGTATCTCAACGACCGAAGTTTATGTCCACGCTGGAGACTTTGTTCAGGGTGTGAGAAAGTTCGAGCAAGGCGGAATCAGTGGAAGATCGCTAAGAGCTTACAATATGATATTGACTTGTCAGAAGAACAGGGAGCACCAATTAAAATTGGAGTGCTGACTTCTACGTTACCTGGTAAAACGTCGAAGGTTCGGTCAGCCAGTCTAAGTGAGCAATATGATTACTTGACGAAGAGGACTACAATGTCCGGTTACACTGGATGGCACAGTATGCGTGGCTTGAACACCAAACTGAAGGAATGGGGAATCTCTGGTGGTTCCCATTTTATTGAATTCACCAATAAGTCCGGCAACCAATGGAATACTCACATGCATTCCGTGTTGGTGGGATTCGAAGAAGACTGGAATGTTCCTCTGAAGGAAACTACTGCAGTTCGAGAATGGAATGACGATCTAACGATGAAGCTTCAGACAGAGAAGCTTGAGAATAAGACCAGGAGTAACAAACGTGTTCTGGAACCGTTGGGCCTCGGTCGTCTATACACTTTGGATATTGCCAGCGAAGATGAGTTGGCATCAATTGCACGTTATTCGAAGAAAGTAGAATACGTGACAAAGCCAGTTAAAGTGCCAGATAACAAATTACCTGAAGTCTCCGAC